TAGATACTGTAGGAGTTGCAAGACCAGTAATCTTATTATTACCCATAGCAAGAACGCCAGACATTGTAGAGCCTGACTTAAGAACTACTGTGTCTGAGAAATTACCAGTATCAGCAATCGCTGCAGCAATCTCATCAAGAGTATCAAGAGTAGTTGGTGCGCCAGCAACAAGGTTAGATATTGCTGTTCCTACATATGCTGTAGTTGCAACCTGTGTTGTATTAGTTCCAGCAGTAGCAGTAGGTGCTGTTGGTGTACCAGTTAATGCTGGGCTAGCCAATGGAGCATATGTGCTTGATGCTGTGGCAGTAGCCAATTTAGAATCAATTTGAGTTTGAATTGCAGAGGTAACACCATCTAGGTATCCAAGTTCAGTTGCAGATACTGTAGATGATGGAGCAATCTTTGTCCACTCAATAGCAGCAGAAGCATTAACATCTGCATTAACAATACCATTAGTTAAAGCCAACTTACTATATGCAATTTGAGCAGATGAGTTGACATCAGCATTTACAATAGCGCCAGTACCAATAACAGTAGTTAGGCTTACATTGCCAGTACCATCAAATGATACGGCAGAAGCCTCTACATCTCCAGTTAGTTGGAAGTTACGACCTGTAGCCAAAGCAGTAGCAGTAGCAGCATTACCTGTTGCGCTACCAGCAGAACCTGATACGTTACCAGTTACGTTACCTGTTAGGTTACCTGTAAAGGTTCCTGCAATAGCACCAGTACCAGTAATGGTTGGGCTAGTTAAAGTCTTGTTAGTTAATGTCTGTGTGCCAGTCAGGGTTGCTACACCAGTAAGTGTATTATCTGCTGCACTAATTGTCTTGTTAGTTAAAGTCTTTGTATTTGTAGTTGTCGCTACATCAGCAATAGTTAATCCGTGTGCGGATGTGGTATTCTCAATGTGCTCGTTTGCTTCACGATAGTCACGACCAATTGCCATATGGCGCACTACTGCACCAGCAGAGTGTGCTACACCAGATGAACCATCTCTACCACGAACAATAGTAAGCGTGTTGGTTGATACCGCCGATACATCTACAATTTCTTCAAGGGCTGTATCTGGGTCTATCACCACCGTAAAGATTTCACCAGCAGAGACTGTTACTCCACCTAGTAGGGAAGTTCCAGATACTACAGTTGCTGAAGTACCAGAGGAAGTTAATGCTCCAGATAATGTAGTCTGTTGTGAGCGTGAGGAGTATTTGCGTGTTGTCATTTATTTACCTATCGGCTGTAGTGGACGCGGATTGGATACAGGGTTTGCTGTCTTTGAGTTTCCTCATTAAGACGTTGTGTATATAGGGCGTATAGTTGTTTTGTTGCAGTTTGTGAAGCACCATAAGGACGCTTGGCATCTGTCTCATCTGCCTGTGGGCTAACTTGGCCAGCACGTGCAGGGTCAAGGTAGGTAAGCAAGCGGTAAGAAGCGCCAAGAACAATTACATCTTTACAAGATTCTGGTAAACCAGTTTGTGTTGAGAAGTCTTGAGCATTAGTTGTGAATGGTGTTGGGTCTGTAGAGTATACAACTTTAACAGTTCTACCTGGAGTAATATAATCTCCAATAGTTACTGTCTGAGATGTAGCACCAAATGCTGTAGCATCAGCCTTAGAATCCCAAGACCAACGACGTACAGGAATCCATTCAAGTGATGGACCAACTGATTGCCACATAATAGTAAGAATGTTTTGGATATTTAAATCATCAAAATCATAGGTTGTTTGAGCAGCATTAAATGTAAAGGTAGTCACTTTAGCGGCATAGATACTAGAACCAGCAGCATTGATAGTATCATTGATAGCCTTCTTAACCACATAGCGTGGGAAGGTTGGTGAGATAGTAACCTTGGTATCTAATGTGTGTGTAGCAGCAGTAGTTCCTAGATAACCACGACCATAAGGAGATACAGTTGCTGTGTTAGCAACACGGTCAAATGAATCTACCCATAATAATTCTTCATCAATCTCAACTACACCTTTACCTAGATTCTCAGTTGAACCTAAAGATAAGATAGTAGGAGATGCAGATGATGATGTAGTACCAGTGATAGCAGCAGTTAAGTGTGTCGCTCTATCCTGTTGATAGGTATATCCAGCAAGGTTAATCTGAACCTCATTGATTAAGTCAGTTAATGTAGTTGTCATTAAAGGTTTATACTCCGTAATGCAGCAGGTGCTGCTAGTCCAGTAGTTCCAGCAAGTTCATTACAGATACCATCAATATCTTTAAACTTATCTCTAGTTCTTCCTGCTTCTGCTTTGATATTAAGAGCACCAACGGTTGCAAGTCCAGTAGTACTAGCATAGGCATTAGCAGCCCCTTGCTCATCAAGATACTGTGCTACATCAGTTATACCAGCGAGACGGTTAAGTTCTGCTGTTAAACTACTACCTGCTTTACCAAGTGCCATTGTTTATCCTATCTAGGTGTAATGATTTTCTTATCAGGTGTGATAAGTTTTGACTTAGGCTCTTCTTTAGGTTTACCAAAGAATGCCTTATAATAATGTTCATCAAATGAAAAGCGTTTCATATGTGGAGCAGTGGCTCCTGTATGGCAATAGAGCGGAACTTCTGCCTTATCGCATAGAGCAAAGAAAAATATATCTTCGCCTATAAACTTAGTTCCTCTACCCATTTCCATAAACACCTGTCCATCTGGTGCTACGGCTCTTACCTTTTCAACTACACTACGGTGCATTAGGATAAATCCAAACCCTGCTGCATCTGCTTTAATTAGTTTATTCTCAGGTAGTGGATGTATTCTACTTAATCCAAAACCACCATCTCCATCATTAACAAAACTAAATACTGTAGGCATTGGAACCATTAAAGGTTCTTCAGGATTATCTGTAGTAAAGTATACTCCAGAAACTAATGGACGCTTATCTGCATCTTTATTATCCCATAATAATCTAAAAGTATCTGGACTAATTACCACATCTGAGTCTACCCATAGTAGCCATTCGTGGTCAGTCTTATCATACCAGTAATCAATTACTGTCTGTCTTTGTCTAGCAATCTGATTTCCTTGACTGCGTAAGGTTGAAGCAAATTTTACACCAGACTTTAACATTACATCTGTTATGCCTTGCATAAACTTGCCATCTACCATACCATTGTCACACCAAGCAATTGCTATTGAATTTTTAATACTCATAGTCCCCTGTGTCCCTACTTTTTTTTCTTTGATACAGCAGCATTATCAATAAGGTTTGGATAAGGTCTACCTGCTGCTTTAGCCCTAGCCTTTGCTGCGCTTTTTTGTGTTGGAGTTAACTTCTTAGAAGTTTTTTTAGGGTTCTTCTTATCCCAAAATGCTTTCTTTACCATTTAACTTTATCCGCCCAATAGGCTGCAGACATCTTGCCTTTAGCAATATTCTTGCCGTGTCTTGCTTTAAAAGATTTACGCTTCATCTTCATACGCTCAGATTCACCAGCCTTTGGTTTACCAGCAGTGCTTGCGCCTTGCTCACCAAATCGGATAGTCTTTACTTTATCTCCAACTTTAGCCACAACTACGTGTGACTTCTTAGGATGATTAGGAGTACGTTTTGGCTTGTTAAAGCCAGATACACCAATTCTTTGTAATCTTGAATCTTTCATTTGCTCCCCTTTATTTGTTCTTTAGTCTTTGGGTCAAGACGAGTTTTTTCCCGTCCATCCTTTCGGAGAATAACAATCATACCGTCCCGCATAATTGATTTATTAAATCCGTCGTGACGCTTGCGTTGACCCGATGACATTATTTAACTTGCTTTCCTTTTGAGTCATATCGTCTGCCTCTAACTACGGCTCCAACAAGTTGCCCAAATTGCTTGTCTTCCATTTGGCGAAGAACGTTTGCACGAGCATCAGTTCCTAGCCCAGAAGTATTTCGCATCTCACTTGTGGCACGATATGCTTGGATAGATTCATTAATCTCTTTAGCAACGTTCTCAAAATAATTTGGTTTTTTAGCCATATTATTTCTTCTTGCCCATCTTCTTCATACCCTTACGCATTTCCATCATCTTCTCAGACTTGGATTCCATCTTCTCACCCTTAGCATAAGCCTTTGCAGCCTTCTTGCCTTTTGCGGTGTATGGGAACTTCTTTTTTCCTACTTTTGGCATTATATTTGTCCTATCTCTTTCATTATGGCTGCGGCTTTTGGAGTTATATCTTTAGTCTTAGGCATAGTGTCCGCATCATACGCTTTACCTAATACTTCTGAAGCCCTATGCGCTTCCTGTACGTGACGCATAGTTGTTCCTGCTGGTTGTATTCCTTGGTCTCTTGCATCTCTATAAGCCTTTAATTCAGAGGTCCATTTCTTATCTGAAATATCTCTCTTAGCATCTCCAGAGTTCATCTGAAGTCCTAAACCTTTACATCCAAAACATCCATCAATTGGTTCTGGATGATGTTCCCAGTGTTTCATATGTCCCCTTATACTGCTGTAAAGTTTGCTTCTGTTACTCCTACACCACCAGCAATTAGTGCTGCTTTGGTAGCATCGTTAACTATGTGATTATGTCCACCTATATAAAACTCTTGGTAATCATCTATTGCTTCATCAAGAACGTAACGAACTTGTGAATATACTCCACCGCTCTTAGCAATACTGATACCTCTATCTAATTTATAGAAATAAAATAATCTATGTTTACCTGCTGGTCCTTCTCGGACTGTAGGTGTTTTAAAAACATAATCTGCCATTGTTCTCCTTAATGAACTTACTCCGTAGCAGGAATATTTCTACTCCTGCTACAGCGTCAATCAACTAAGCGATTGAAGAACCTGATTCGATTCTGTATAGTGCCTCTTCGCGGTAGCGAGCAAAGCCTAGTACGCCGTACCAACCCATTGGGCGGTGACGCATTAACTTGTCAACTACTGGTCCGATAACTACGTGTGGCTCTTCGGCAACTGCCTCAGCCAATGCCTGTTGTCCAGCGATGATTGTGCGATACACCTTTGCAGATGAAGAACCATCAGTTGCTGAGTACAGACGTGGAGACTCTACGAAGTATGCACCCTCGTATGTTCCAATTTCTCCTGCCCAGATACGGTCTTGAACAGAGCCGTATTGGTTAGGAAGTAACCATCCTGCTGAACCTGTCTCAGCACGTAGGTCGTGGGATACCTCTGGGTGGATACCAGCCCAGTATAGTGAACCCTTACGAGCAACGGCCTTGCCAGCACGTAACTTCGCAACAGCCTTACGGATGTTAGCAGAAGATAGTGTTGCAGCAGCAGTAATAGTTGCTGTTGAAGTTGCAGTTGAACCTGAGTAGATTACGTTTGAACCGCCACGCAATGTTGTCATTGCTACGGAGTCAATAGAATCTGCAAGGTTGAATGCAATAATATTTGCGATTGCTGGGTCTACATCAGCAAGGCTGAATAGTTCCAACGCACGTGTTACCAACACTGAGTTACCGTACTCTGCAAGAGTAATGGTTACTGAGGTTGGTGTGGACATTGCTACTGCATCTGGGTCAGTATCCTCTGTGAGGGCTGTAGTTGCAGCGGATAGGTCAACGTAACGTTGTAAAACAACTGTTGAACCTGGTATTGCTTGACGTGCTGGACGCTTATCTGCTACAGAACGAATTAGGGGTTCTGAACGGAGAGCGAATTCAAGAAGACGGTCATAAGCCTTCTGTACTAAACCAGCACCACCAGCGGTTCCTCCTAATGAGGACGAGCCTGTTGATACGTAGGCGTTAGCCATATCGTCACCTCCAAGTGACTATGAACGGAATTATTGTGAGCGAAGTACATCTAACAACGCGTCCATTGAATCCGCGTTATCGATGCGAAGATTTAAGTCTTCTGCTCGGTCTGGGGTCATAGCATTCTGTGTCAAAACATCCTGTTGACGCAATGCGGCACGGTCTTGTTCTGATACTTTTGGCTCTTCCTTTGCAACTGTTAGTCCAAATAAGTCTGCGTTATCATCAAGCCAGTTATTCACTGACTCTTCGTTAACATCATCCAAATCTTTAAGAACTAATCTTGCTGCTTTGGCGTTGACACCCTTTTTTTCTAGGACTTCTTTGACTGTACGCTCACGCTGCACCTTGGATAATCCCTCAAGTTGCTCAGTGAGTTCCTTAATACGCTTCTCATCATTACGCTTGGCTTTACGCAATTTTTTAAGTAAATCGCTTCCATCCATTTGCGTATCAGTGTCGGTATCTTGGTCGTCTTCGTCTTCATCCCAGTAGTTGTTGCTCATAGCAACCCACCCTTCTATTCGTTGTAGTCGCAAGCCTCAGATTCTGGTCGGGGAACCAGGCTGGCTCTTGCTATCGGTCTAGTACGCTATGTGAGGCCGATGGATTCACATAGGATTCTATTTAGTACTGACCAGCACCTTTATTAGTAAGGCTAGTCTTCGTTAATCCAGATTGTCCTTTAAATCTTCCCTCTTCTAAAGCAGTCAAAGATTCTCTTGCTCTCTTAGCAGAGGCTAATCCAAGGAATGTTTCTTGTTCTGCTTGAAGTCTTGTGTAATCTTCTCCACCAGAAATACTTGATAAGAATTCTGCACGAGGTGCAATACCTGCTACGGTTTGATAACCCTTACGTGCTTCTTCTTTAGTAATACCAAATGATGCTAATGCTTCAGCACCTAATGCTCCAGTAGTTACATTTTCAAATTCTTTAGAGGTTGCAGACATTGCATTAAGTCCAGTCTTTAATCCTTGTACAGAAGCAGCACCACCAATTTCAGCAATATTAACTTTACGCTTTAGGGCTGGTAGTCCTTCTGCTGGGTCTAATACTGCAGCAACAATATCTGCCTGGTTAAGCATAGGATAATATTCTGCTAAAGCAGCCTTTACAAATGGGTCAGCATTCCTTACTCTATCTACCGCTAAACCTACTCGGTCAGATACCTCTGCTGCTGATACATCATTGGAAATAAAAGAATTCATTCTATCTCTAGTAGCAAGACTAGATGCACCATAGGATTGTAATACTTGAGTGTATGTTCGCTCTGCTGCTAAATACTCTGCTGCGCTTAATACTGACTTACCAGCAGCAAGGCGTGTTTTATTTGCAGGAAATCTTGTTTGGAATGCAACCGCTAATGGGTCCTTGCTATTAGGGTCTTGCATAATCAATTGAATTGTATCGCTTGTATATCCCTTTTGAACTGCTTCGGTTATTGCTCCGCTTAGGTCACCAAGTCCATATGAAGAAAGTAATGCAGAAATTGCTGCAATTGCATTTACTGAACCTGCAGTAGTTCCAGATGTAGGAGTTGTACCTAGGGTACCTGTGCTTGTGCTAGTTCCTAGTGGTCCACTTATTGTTCCACCTGATTTTTTATTTAATATAGCAAGTGCTGCTTCTGAATCAATAGTTCCATCTGGCTTAGTAACTGATTTATATTCCTGGGCAGTTAATTGTTGTGATACTGGGACATCCATAAAATATCCTTGGGCGTTTACTCCACCCCTTCGTTCTACTTCTTCTCTACCAACAATACTTATTGCTTCTGCTGTTTTGGCAGCATCACGTGTTTGACCAGCCGCTATCTTTGCGTCATAAAGGGCATCTAATGATGGCATTACGCTCCCAATCCAAACATCTTAGTCATATCTCTTGCAAGTGAACTCAAAGAATCTTGAGCATTCTTTGTATAAGCCCATTTAGGGTTTTTGCGTAGAGAAATTTCATAATCATATAGTCCCATCAAACCTTTAGGGTCAGATGCTACTGACTTTAAAGTAGATACATCTATTGAATCTGGGTCTTCCTCTAGGATATTAGCACGTGTATTTATATAAGGAGTAAGTAATTGTTTTACTGTATATCCCTTATCAATCTTATCTGCTAATGCTGGAAAATATGTTTTTGCTTGCATATTAATTAAATTTAAATTTGATTTAAGAAGGCTAGGGTTAGTGGCTGACTCAATAGTCAACTTACCCAATGCTTGCATATTTACTGGTAATCCATTTTCAGCATAAGCATTCTTAAGAGTTGTATATGTAAGTCCAAAGTTGCCCTTTTGTAGAGCAGCAGTAGCCTTAGCATCTCCTCTACTTGAAGCAGCAATAAGGTCAGTTGCAGCAGCAGTTAAGTACTTATTTTGAAGTGCCTTTATTTCTGAGCCAGAAACACCTTGTGTATTTATTGTTGTCTTGCCGTCTTTACTGACTCCGCCACTTACTCTAGTAGATTGAAGTCTTGCTAGTTCTTTATAATAAGCAGTAGCAATAGCCTTTGGTGCATTAGTACCAAATTGTTCCATCCAACTGGCATTAATATCAGCAGTTGCTTCGGCAGGTGTAGTTAAAGAAATAGATTTTCTATCTGCTAATCCTTTTAACCTTAAAAATTCTTGATAAGCAGCATCAGCATTTGGGTCAGTTCCCCCAACAAGTGCCCCTACTTTAGCATCATTATCATTCTGGTCTTGCTGGTCAACAGGAATATCACCTGGGTCTTTACCTGGGCCATACCATTTATAGGCAGCATCGTTATCACGATTTTCATATCCCATTGCTAGTCTCCAATCAGAGAATCAAATAAAACCCAGTAAAGCGATTGAGCGCTAGGGTTATCTTTTGCCATTGTTACCAAAGTATCCTTTAGGTCTGCTTTAATATTTTTTCTTTGGAATGTATCAAAATCAGTACTTCCCAAATTATCCAACTTCTTCATTTCTCTATCATATGTGAGAACCATAGATGTATAAATGGTGGCAAGTTTTCTATCTGGTGCTTTGCCACTTAAAAGAAGTTTTCTTAAATCATCGAGAGCATTTATTTTAGGCTGTTTGTCGCCCCCGCTAAGTGCAGTTTGTAACATAGGGTCTATTGTTTTAAACATAGTTTGTTCTTCGGCCATTTTCCAACGATAATATCTTTTAGCCTCTATATCGTTTGAATTAGCAATCAAATTGTTCCAATAGTCAGAGCGCTCATAATAGGCTTTGCGTGTGTATGCAGTCTGAATTTCTTGTGCAAATTTTTCTAATTCTTTATTTTTCACAAAACCATTATTTTTAAGATATTGATATGACTGGAAATCATTTGTTCCATTAATAGGAATAAAGAATGCCATACCTTCTTTATGGTCAAGGAATAAAGATTTGTTATTTTTTACAAACCTAGCAGCCTCATATGATTTTTCGAAGTTTGCCTCTGTTCCAGGGGTAGTTCCAGATACAGTAAATGCTAACTTGCTTGGGTAAATGGTCGCAAACTCTACAAGAGCCTTACTAAGTCCTTGAGGGTCGCCTATATGGCGTTCTCTAAATTTTATAAACTCTGAATTCCAAGTAAATGCACTGGCATCGTGAAGTTCTTTCGGAATAGATTTATCTTCAAACGCTTGAATTGATGCAGGACTCATACCGCCAAAGAATAATTTTGCTACTTGCTGGTTGATTCCTTGAATTAATGAATCGTGCAAAAATCTATTAATGTCTGAAGGACTCTTTGGTCCATTACCAAGGGATACTTGTAAGCGCATACCCTTCATAGTTGCAGATGCTCGTGCTTCGCTATTAGCATCTCCACCAATAACAATATCAACAATACGTTGAGCATTTATTGGAAGAACTTTGCGCCAAAGAGGTTGGTCTCCAATACCGCCAGTTAATACGTTCTCTTGACCTTTAATAAAATCACCAATAAATGGTAATTGTTCAAGCATTGCAATTGAAACAGAGGCTAATGGTCCACTAAGTCTTGGAGGAGCAGACCTAGGGTCAAGTGATGGTGTTAAGGCTTTCACATATCCACCAAAATTAACTGATAGAAGTTGTGAACCACTCATTCCGAGTCCCTTAAATAGATAATCTCCCAGCATTTTATTAAGCAAATCATCACCTGGGTATGTAAAGTATAATTGACCTTTATCATCTTTATGAATAAATCCAGAATCTTCAAATGTTTGATTTAAAATAGCGAGACGAGCAAGTGCTTGTGGTTCATAACGTACAATTCTTGCAAAGCGTCGATAAAAGTCTTCAGTTGCACGATAGTAACGACCAAATGTTCTTAAACTGTACGCTAAATTTGTTCTTACGTCTGAATTGTCAATAAACGCTACAGTTCTATTTACGGCAAGATTTAATGCTGTATCGTGTGCAGCAAGACGTGCTGATGTTTCAGCAAGTTCTTCAGATGCGCCAGATGCTAACAATCTTTCTTTTACATTAGCCTGATAACCTTTAAGTTGGTCACGGTACATAGCGTAGTTACCCAATGTAATAGGCTCTTTGTCAAGAAGTGCAATTTGTTTTCCTACCCAACCGTATCCATTATCTTGAATTCTACGGAATACGTTTGAACCATTTGCTTTTTCAATAGGAATTAATTCTTTACCAAGTATACTTTTTGGACGAGCAAACTTAACATCAAATTTAACTAAATCATCAAGGGTAAAATTATCCATACCACCTGCATCGCGGATAGCATTAACTAATTTTGTGTTGATTCTACCAGAACTATCACGAAGAGCATATGTTGCATCAGCATATATGCGTTCAGCAAAGTTTTGTGCTCCAACAGACTTGAATATAGCAAAACGATTGGCTATATCTGCCCCATCGGTTTCAATATAAGTCCTAAGTTTATCAATTACTTCTTTTTGTGGTTTATTTGCATTCCATAATACAATATTGCCGAATTGTCCATTACGCTTACCGACGGTATTATTAAGTTCAAGAAGCCAGTTAACTAAAAATCCCTCACTGTTAGAACGCATCTCAGTAAACTCTTTTGCAAAAGTCATTCCCTTTACGGCTTCACCAATATTTGGATTTAAAGCAATTGATGGACCAAACTTTTCAAGAGACTTAGATGCTAATTCTGCTTCAGTCATTCGTGTTTCTGCACGCATAGTTGCGCCATTGACATCATCAAGTATTGGTTTACCATTAAAGCGAGCAAAATCTCTGGCATATTCAGCAAGTTCGTTGCCAGTCTTGGTGTTTAAGATTTCTGGACGCAAGCGATTTTTAAGAAGAGCGTTTGCTGTTACTTCACCTAACAGTTCTGGGTCTTTTTGTGCAAGAGCAATTTCTTCTTTACTGCTTGATTTCTTTAATAACTTTAAAAAAGAATTATAAAGGACACCAAGGTTTTGTACTTCAACCTCTTTTAATTGTCCCTTAGATTTTAAAATACGTGTTTTTACGCCAGCAGGTGCGGTTGAACGCAGAGCCTTAGATAACTCTCGTCCTTTTAAATAATTACCAAATCCTTCGGCGCCGTTAATAAGACCATATGTTCCAACTTCTTCAGTTGCGGTACGAATACCAATTCTAGGATAAAGGTTACCAAAAGACCAGGCATCTGTAACAGCCTGAACTCCTTGGTTATTAGAAGCACCACCAATAATTTTTGTTGCTACACCTGAGCGAGCAGCGGCTGCACGCCAGTCATTAAAGTTTGGAAGTGAGCGTTGTGTGTTTAATTGATACACACGAATAGCGCGTTGAGTTCCATTAAGTTCTGCAGCGTTAAAGTCTGTTGAGTCAAGAGATATTGCATCTTCTGCTACACCAGCATTTATATCTTTACGGCCCTTGTTAAGTTTTGCATAACGAGCACCTAAAATTCTTTTCTGTGAATCAATGTCATCAAGTTTATCTTTGACATCCATTCCTGCTTTTTCTTTTAATTTAAGGTCTTTTTTGGCGGCAGATAAAGCCTTCATTTCATTTGAGATAGAAGTCAATTCTGCACTAATAGAAGCCTGAACTCGCGTAATTTTAGTCTCAGCGGTAGCAACATCTATATTTTCTTGAACTATTTTTCTAATGCCCTTTGGTTGTGGAAGTCCCTTAGGATTAATAGTTCGTGCCGCATCTGCAAAGTCACCAAAATCAATCGGGCCTTGGCTGACTGAGTAAGTTTCTTTTGAAAGTTCGTCAATAGATGACATAATCTTGCGACCTTCTTCAGAATATTCAAGTCCCATACCGCGACCAATACTCTTTAGAACGCCCTGTAAAATAAGTAGACGGTCTCCTTCTTCCCCACCAATCCAAGCAACACGCAAACTTCCTGCTGTTTTTTTATCAGTAATAGTACGTGCCATTTTAAATATTTGGTCAGCGTCAGAAGCATCTGAAATATTAATCAAGCGTTGCATTTTAGGACCAATTTCAAACATACGAACAAATTTGTCAACTCTTGCCGCTATTGATTTATCAAGTTGCGTATAAATTGTAATAGCACGTCCATCTGGACCAATTGCTAGACCTTCTTCAAGTCCAATTTTATTTGCCCATTTTTCAGGGTTAGTTGCAAGCAATTTTGAAACATCTTCTTTAGCCCCTGGTAAGTCAATTGTTCTCCACTCTTTATTTGGCAGAGTAATAAGTTTTTCAACAGTGTTTTTAAACCAGTTATTTGCACTAGTTACTGCTGTATAACGCGGTAATAATGGAACCTTACGAATTCCAGCATTCCCCTGTGTTAATAAATTAATTGCAGATTGACCTTCAAAGAATTTAAGTGCAGTAACATCGTTTTTTACACCAAACTTAGCCATATCATTAATTACATCAGGAGATAATTCTTTATATCTATTACGAAGAAGATTGTATGCAACTCCGCTTTCTTCTAAAGAGCCAGTCTTATAAGTATTAATGAGTTTTCCTGCTTCATCAAGATACTTACGGAATTGTGGTTGTCTTTCAAATGCTACAGTAAGTGCTTCTTGACTTGCACCAAACTTTGTTAAACTAAATTTAGATGCTAATACAGCCATACGTGCCTTGCTACCAATAATTAATGGGTCAAGTGCAAACGTAACACCAGCGTCAACTGGAGCAGAAAGGGTGTTGAAAAATATTTTGGCTGCGCCATCACCAAGCATTGCTCTTTCCCACTCGTGTGGAAATAAACTAATAACTGCACGAGCATATTCGCGTCCTGGGCTTACTTTAGCCTTTTCGTAACGAGCAACAGCATCACCAATTTGAGCCATAGCATCTTTATCGCCAGCAACATAATTGGCAATTAAATTAGTTACAGCAGGATTATTTTTGTAATTATCAAATTCATCAATAATGTCTTTTTTAGATGAAAAAATCTTAGCAACATATGAAAGAGATGGGTCCATATCTTTTTCAATTTGTGCTACTGCTGTTGGATTATAAACTGTTTCTGGGTCAGAAGCGGCTTCCCAATATTTTTTCCAAGATGTAGACATATCGGTGGCTACAGCATCTCGACCACCAGGCATAAGTTCTTTTAAGCCTTCAGTCCATACGCGACCAAAATTCTTTACATCTCCAATAAAAGAATCTTTTGTACTCTCTTCATATAGCACTTGAGCCTGAAATGGTTGCTTAATAAGTTTTTCTGCTGGGCGCATAGCAGTATCTAATACTGAACCAACAGCAGTTGTTTCGTCAGTAGCCACACGACCTACTGCTTGAAGGGCATTTACTGCTCCTTTTTTAGCAATAGCAGTAGTTGCTGTAAGTGGATTTAATAAACCAATTTGATTAATAATATCTTTAGTTGTTCCGCCGCCATACCATACAGCAGATTTAATTCCACTTAAAAAATTACCAAATAAACCTTTATCTTTTTCAAGATATTTAGGATTATATAATTGAGACAATGCGTCTTTAGTTTCTTGATTATATTTTTGAAATTTTGAATATGCAGCATTTTGTGGAAGAGATGTTAAATCTTTATGAATCTTTTGCAATTCAGCAATTTTTGAAAGACGAGCAATATCCTCAGGAGATGCGTTAGCCTGAATAGCAGCGACTGCTGCACCAGGAGAAGACTGGGCCAGTTTATTTACTGACATTAAAGACCTCGTGATACTACAAAATCATAAAGAGTTTGGACTTCGCCAGTATTATCAAATTGAATCATACTTTCAAGAGTTTCAGATAAGGAGCGTTCTCTTGGAAGATTTAAAACTTCACTTCCTGGACCTGCTCCAAAATCCATACCAGCAGTTATTGGTTCATTTGGCCGTTCTGTTGGTGCAGTTAAAGGAGTTACTGATGGCATCATTGCATCAAATGGACTAGCAGGTGCGGTTGGATTTGGTCCAGCCATAGGAGCACTCTGTTGTTGAGTCATAGTTGTTTGTCCCTGACCATATGGAAGCCCAGGAATATATCGTGCAGCCTGTGTTCCTGATTGTCCTGCTCCACCAGTTGCAGAAACATTTGCTGGATTATTCTGTGGCGCTGTTGGGCGCATTCCTCCACGATTCTCAGCCATTATTCCTCCTACTTAGTAAATTGTGTTTTTGTATGTACTGGTCCACCACACCAAACATTATATTGAATTGCTACGTTTATCGCTTTCTTTGCAGCACCAGATGCTTTGGCGTGTGTTTTTGTTTCTACTTCCATCATTGCTAGTGCACCAAGGGCTAATCCCCCACCTGCGCCTATTCCGTATAAACCTTTATCATCTCGCATATATCCATAGTCATCACTAACTTGATATAACTTTCCATTAAAACAGATTAAAGCGTCCCATCCAGAATCATCATCATTCTTATTTTTTGGTGCTGGGTCGTATCCTGCTTCAGTTAATGCTTGTTTGATAGATGGTAAAATTCTAATCATCATAAATCTATCTGGGTCTTGCGTTTTAATTACTTTAGGTGGTTGCCATAAGTTATTAAGAATATCTCCTGCTATAGCATCACCTGCTACTGCAATTAAATACTCTCCAACTTTAACTATCTTGTCACAGCCTTTTGCTACATATGGTTTATCCATATATGTAGTCATTGAATCTGCTGCTAAGACAGCCCAACCTTTGCCTTGAACACCAACGATTGCAGTCATAGTCCCCTACTTAATTAACCCCTAGTTACTACTCTTGCGTTTCCTTTACCACCTGCTGTTAAACTTGTTAAAATTGATTGAATATCTGGTGGTGCTTGTGGAGTTACCATTTGTCCACCTTGTTCTGGTGGAAGAGCGCCTCCTGCTGGAGCACCAGAGGGAGCAGGGGACGTTTGCTCAACCATAGGGTTAGAAACTCCAGCAGAAGGAACTGGTTGCTGCGGAGCGAAAGTGGCTTCAATTGCGTCTTCTAGTGCTTGACCCTTTTGACGAGCCTTGATAACCGCAGCAATTTTATTTACTATTCCAGATGCATCTTGTCCACCTGCAACCATCTGTGGAATTGCTTGACTTAGTGCTGTAAGAGAACCGAGAAGAGATGTTCTCATATTTTCAACTTCAATTTTTTCAAGTTCTTGAGTTACGTTAACGGTAAATGGCAACTCACGCATAGCCATATCTTTAGATATTAAGCCACCGCCTAGAGCCTGTAGCATAAAGATAAGACCTTGGGCTGGGTTTAATCCAGCAAGCATTCCGTAACGTACATCTGCTGAGTAATCAGATTTAATATCTTTAGTTGGCTTATATGTAATTTCATATGGTGAACCAGAATCTACACCACGAATTGTTTTTTCTTCAGGATAAATTAATTCATCAACCTCAAAACATAGACGAATTATATCACGAAGTGCTGCAGCAAATATAGCCTGTGCTGATTTAACCTGTGTATCAAATGCTCCCATAAGGGCTTGTACGCCTTGACCAGTAACAATTGAAGCGTCAATGTTTCCAGTACGAGATTCAGGGTAACGAGCACCAACACGAAGTTCTTGATTAAGAAGACTTTGTTCAGTAAATGCACCTTGTGGCAATGTAAGTTCTACGCGACGAACACCTGCTGGGTTGGCTGTACGGATAACCGCATCTCCACCCAATTGTAGTTCTTGAACATCTTGTGGAAGAACAATAGGGGCTTGTACAGATTTCTCTGCAGCCTCCATTGCAAGTAAAGCAAATCGATTACGAAGTAATTGAATTCCTAATACATCATCAAACTGTCCACGTAGTTCGCTATCAATAGATGGCTTACGTGCTATTACTACCATCATCTTGCCTAGAGGATTCTTGGCTTGTGATAAAACTAAATTTTGTCTTGCTGGTAAATAAACAACTGATTGGTCTTTATCGTAGTAACGAATCATTTCTACTTGACCATTTAAATCTTGCTTGTATCCATCTTGTCCAAGGATTACAGAATCATACTCAGGGAATTGAGTTACTAGTTCGCCTAATGTTAAAGTGTATCTTTTAGCAAATGCTACGCAGCGACCATATCGGTCAAACTCTGGATATGAACCAATTGGATTTTCTAAACGAATACGAGGTAATTTTGCCTCATCATCTAGTTCGATAACAAATGGAAGGAATCCATAAGTTAAATACCAATCCGCTCCCGAATACATCTGTACAGATAAATCAGAGTTCTGGAAATAATTACTAGCAATACGAGTACGCTTATCGGCAAAAGAACGAGCACGGTCATTAACTTGATTAGCCGCCGAGCAGTTGACTGCTGGGAGAGGTGCCATAACTTCTGAAAGGTCTCTGGCAACGACATCAATAAAATTTGCAACGACATTAGCATCTACACCATCTGGAAAGAAGTCAGGATAGACTTCTGATATTTTGCCTTTACGTACAGCAAGAACATCTAAGTTACGAGCATCTCTCTCGCTATTACGATAACGCAGGGATTGAACCCGTGCTGCTACCTGCTCCATTGTTAATGCCATTTATATCCTAACTGTAAGTTTCAGCCCATTGCTCTGCAAAGGCTTCGTCTAAATTAAGTGAACCGCGTTTTGATTGTTGTGCTCTAGTGGCCCATCGATTATTCTGGTATTGCCCAATTCGTGTTGACTGTTGCATTAATTCGCGGATACGAATAACTGCAAACCATAAAGCCATTACACAGTCAGTTGGGTTCTTAGTGTCAGGCTTCCAAGTAATAAGTTCTTGAACTAAAGTCTTAAGTCCTTCAGAGCCTTCATTGCTTGGTAATTCAAGTATGTTGTTATCTTGGAATCTACCATCTCTGGTTGAACCAAATAGGCTTGCCATAGAGGCTACACCGAATCCAACATCCCATTTATTCTTGCCAGTAAAGTGTGAGTTAAGTTGGCAACCATATTGGGCTAGATAATTTCTTAGGTTATCATCCAGAGCATAAGCCTTCTGGTGGGCGTTAATTTCAATTCGTATTTCTTGTGGCTTGTATTTAGGTACCCATTCTTCAATCAAGTTTTGAATCTTGGCTGGTGTTGGGTCTGTCATATTAATACAATCTAAAACATATATCTTGCCATCAGCGCGGTTATAAGAAACAACTACCGCTCCTGTTGCTCCCGCCATTGCTGGGTCGAGGCCAATAACTGTATATGTAGATTCACAATGCTTCGGATGTCCTGGGACTCCAGGCTTGAGAGGTCCTCTTTTTCGCATTCCATTAACGCTACCTGCGATACAGGTTGGAGAAAAGATTGAATTCTCTGTGACATCTTCTTGTTGGTAGACCATAGCCCAGACAGATGGCGCCACTTCAGAGCGTCTTGTAAATAGTGACGGTCCATCCCACTTAGGGAACAGCCCTTCCTCATTTGCTTCATCTTTGTCGCCCTCTGGTCTATCAGTCCAAGGCCATAAGGTTTTCCAATTGGCTGGCTTTTCATCAAATTCTAAAACTGCTGGCATAGCGAAGTATGTGAAAGGAGACTTGCCTCCAGTCCATTGTCCGCCATCTCTAATCATTTTATATAAATCAATTGAGGCGACACGGGTTCCTACTACTAGTAGTTTTCCGTGCCGTCCCAAACGTGTGATAACTTCTTTTTGAAGCCATTCAATTTGCTTTTCCCATTCGTGGGCATTTGAGTTCATCACAACGTCATCTAGGATAATCAGGTCGGCTCTTGCACCGTAAATCTGAGACCCAAATCCTAATGCTTGTACCGTAGGGTCCTTCTCACCAGAATCTCTTCCAGTGCCTAGGTAAATCATATCTGCTGACCATTGAGTAGCGTCAGCCTTATATCCTCCATTTGGACCGAAGGCGGTCTGGAGTTTAATATAGGCGGGGTGGCTAAGACGAGTCTTAATCGCACCTAAAAATTTTCTAGCCATACCCTGAGTCTTAGAGACTATGATTACTCTTGAGTTCGGGTTGGTCACAATATGATGAACTACGTAGTTGGTAGTTATCGTTGTTGACTTGGCGTGCTCAGGTGGTACGTTAATTAAGATACGGTTCTCAGCACCTGGCTCGTAGGTCATAGAAGGATGAATCCATCTAGGAGTCCTACCCTCGATTAAGTCAATCCAATCAAGGTGGTGTTCAAATAACTTTGTGTTTAAGAACTGCTCTGAGAAGTCAGGGAAGGATATGTTCTTCAAATCCCCTAAGTCAGCGATAACCCCTTTACCAGCAAGGCGGGCCTTATCGGCTCTCTCTTTAAATTCAGGGTCATTCATCGACCATTGTCTGAAGGTAACATCGTTACGTCCGACTGAAGCCATAGCGGCTGTGATGGTAGAACCTTGTTGTAGTTGTATTAAAACTTTTTCTTGGGCCTCGCCCTTTGGTATATTTTGTATCCCTGGCTTGCGTCCCATTTAGTCCCTAATATCGGTCATATAACGCTACCCGTTAAACGGCATAACTGTGGTCGTCTCCTACTTCGTAGGTTAAATATTTATATATTATATTCAACGAACGAGGAGCCAAAACGACGAGTTCGTTTGAACTCTGTAGTTTTAACTACTATATAAGATAACCTGTTCGAAGGGCTAAAACCGAACAATCAGAATGAATATATTTTTTATTATGTCCTATTTGTGGCACTTTGTGCCTATATAGCGGGGGATATAACAGCAATTTTTTGGTAGAGAGTACATATATGACACTGGCGCTGGTTAATAACCTCTGGGTCAAAAACCCTCAACATCTACCTGAGGTTTAGACTTGTGCTTGCCCTGATAGGTATATATGCGCCCACTGCGGGCGGTAATAGGCAGAGATATCCACAGGCTAAAGAATAATTAATAATCTTATGTTGCTTGACTATCCCCCTCGCACTATTCCCCCCTCCTTCTTGCATTCAATCCCCCGTTATAAATGCAATCCACAAAGGGCGCAGAGTCTCACATATTGAGACAATCACCCCACCCAATTATAACGAAAGTGTTATCAAAATATCCTTGACAAGCCCCCCGCCCCGTGTCATAGTTCCATTACTAGCCAAGGCAACCACGCCAAGGCAGGACAGGAGCAAGACAATGGCATATCTAAACAAGATAGAGATAATCCACGAGACAAGCGGAGAGTATATTAATTATGAGTTTTACTCTTCCGATAAATTAACCGATAAAGAGATTTTCGAAGAGTTCACCGCTAGCCTTTCAATTGTGCCCGATATCGAAGAGGTAGACGCGGAGGAGTGCGAGGCTTGTCAAAATTGGACGGAGAACTACAAGCGACGCGAGGACAACGGGCTAATGCTCTGCCCCGCTTGCTATCACTTAGAAGACTAGCAACACCGCCCCCCGCCCGCTAACGACGGCGACGGCTCAAGACCGACGAGGGGCACGAGAAGAGGCAACAATGCCCCTTCCAACTGATAGGAGACAAGAATGACACGCAAGGACTTCGAACTCATAGCGGAAGTTATCGCTACAAGTTGGCACGGCAATGGAGAGTTAAAGTTTCAACTTTCCCACAATATGGCGGACAAGTTAGAAGGCACTAACCCCCGTTTTAATCGTGAACTATTCTTAGAGGCTTGTGGGGTGAAATAATGCCAACCCTTCCACTAGCAGGGATTTACTACCGCCCTTGGATATGTGAGACACATCTTCAAGAGTTGGACGAGTTAGAGACAAGCGGGGAGATTAGCGAAGGCAAGGAGCGTCTCGCCGAGATTGTGGAAGATTATCTAATGTGCGAAGATTGCACAGAATTGAAGGAGGCTAACTAATGAAATGCAACGAATGTCCAAGAGAGGTAGAGGTGTCGGACGGCATAGCATTATGTCACTACCACTACACCAACGAAAACTTAGAGAAGATTGGGGTGAACTAATGAAGACAAAAGAAAGACCGCTTGCGGTTTGCGTAGAATGTGGGAGATTATTTGACCTTTCACAAGATTTAGACGCCCAAGAGTGGGCATATGGGCACGATTGTGAGGTGAGCGCGTGATTGATTGGGAGAACTTTCTAAATATCGGGTTAAGTGATTACGGCTTTTTCCTTGAGGGATATTTCGGGGATATTTATCTACCTTGGCGCACTCTAATCCTTGCCGTGCTAGTAATTGCAGGGCTTAAGGCTTGGAGAAGGTGGCGGGATAGATAACAAAATCGTTATACAAAATAAAGCCCTAACCCTTGACGGGGGCGCGGTGAGCAAGACACCATAGGGCACTAGGTAAGGCGAATGCCTAACCTTGCAAGACTAGACGGGAGACTAGCAAAATGGAAAGTAAAGTAAAGGGTGTTGATTTATTAGCAACGCTTGAGAAAATTAAAAGCGGGGAGACTTACGATATCTTTAACCTATTGCCTGATATTGCGGGCGGTAGTGTTTGGTTAGATGAGATTAAAGATACCGCAATGTATGCGCAAGGTTATGTTAATGCCGAAGATGATTACGGCATAGATGACCTTAGAGATTACGGGCACGAGTATGCCGATGGACAATGCGAGACTTATTACAAAAACATCAACGACGAAGTGCAAGCCTTAAGTCTATGGGCTAGCAATGAAGTGGACGAAGAAGTAGCAGAAATGGCAGAGGGTATAGACCCAACGCTCACCAAATTGCAGAGCCTTTATTTATTCGTGGCAAAGCGTATGGTGTGGGACGCAGTAGTAGACCAAGCCTTCCAACACTCAATACAAGATGAATTAGTGGAGGCATAAATGAAATCTCCAAATTATTATCGCACACGCACAATAGTGCGGGCGTTGTTTGTATTTGGTATTCTTGTTGCCTTCTATCTAATCTCTACCCGTATTTGGTGGACGGGCACGGGATTTTGTTTTAATACTATTGAGATTTGTGGGGTGTGATATGTGTGGCGATTGCTTACAAGATATAAAGATTTGTGGGTGTGATAAATGAACGATTACACCATCACTCTAGTTTATGATTTGTTCAATATCACCACAGTTATATATGCTGATGATGAGGAACAAGCCAAGCGATATGCTTTACAAAAATTAAGCCAAGATTGTGGGCTACCGCTAGGCGAACCAATGGAATACCAATTAGAATTAGAAGGGAGTTTTAACTAATGAGTGAGATGTCCATAAGTTGGGGAGAGTTAGCACAATTGACCCATAAAACACAGGTAGAACAGTTTAACTTTTGTTCTTGTGAAGAGCAAGAATACTTTCCTTATTCAGATTGTCCAAAGGAGGAAGTAAATGTTAGATGAAGATACACCAGCGTGGGAACACACAGTTACAGCAATGGTTAAACTACGCCAACGCAACAGAGCCGATGACCCTAACCAAGGGTGGGAACTTGCGAAGGACGACGAAGAGAGTTGGTATGTTGTCTCAATTGATTGGGATAATGTAGCAAAGTCAGACACAGAAAGAATAAACTAAACCAATGAAGACAGGAGAAATAAAAATGAATGCAAAGCAGGACATAGTGGTATCTTCAACACGAGAAGAAACAACATCGTGGAAAAGATATATTAATTTCAAATATCAAGGCGAAGAGTATCGTGTCTTGTTATTTTGGGACGAGTTCAACGGTTATGAAATCTACTGGAAAGACAGAGAGAGTGAATTGTTAAACTCTCATATTGCCCCAGAGTGGGTAGTTAATTGGGACGAAAACTTGTATGAAGGTATGAGTTTTGAAGGTTGGCTTGATGAACTTACTTTCGAGGGGGTAAAGTAATGTATCTAGGTGAATGGTCAGAGCCAGCGTCGCCAACAAAATGTTGTAATGCTCGTGCAATTTGGGACGATTGCGAAAAGCACTGGACGGAGGAAGGTAGCGGTTGTTATGCTACTTGTTGTGAGAAGTGTGGCGTCCAAATAGAAACCGATTGTGAGGATAATGTATATTATCTTAGCGAACTTATATCATCTGCAAAAAAGTTAGTTGAATTGACAGGAGGAAAACAGAATGATTAGATACACCATAACCGCAACAGTTGATAGCCAATGGTTTGATATCTTAGGTCAGATTACTAGGTATCAAGAAGGATTTGTTTGGGGAGATGTTGAGGAGGTGAAACAATGAAAGAGATATGCCAATATTGTGGGTGGGAAGTTATTAAACCTGAATGGTATAACTATTACAACAAGAAACCATTATGCGACGATTGCAATATGGATATGTATTTAGAAAAAGAAAAAGAAATGGAGAACGCATAGTGAACAATGTAATTGTTTTAAGAAATGCTTTTGATGTTGTCTATGAAACCAAAGGGACGGAGTGTGTAAGAGTATTCCTTCCAGAGGGCGTCGGTATGCCAGAGGATTGGGATACTTGGACAATGCAAGCCAAAGATGAGTGGCTATTTGAGAACCAAGATTATGTAAACTATAAGTGGAAAGATGTAGATAGAGGAGATGTAGTCCAGATACAAGAACTTAGATGAGCATAACTTTATTCTTCCTCCTATTGCTTATGCTCAGATATCATAAAAAATGGCTTTACTATTGGAGAAATTGGAGGACTAGATGAGTATAATTAGTGAGATATTAATGCCACCTGAGTGGACAAGGAGAGCCTTGTGTGCTGAGGTAGACCCTGATTTATTTTTCCCTGAAAAGGGAGATGATGTATCAAGGGTTAAAAGAATATGCAAAGCCTGTGATGTTAAAGAGGAATGTTTAAAGTATTCATTAGACAACGACGAAAGGTTTGGCGTATGGGGCGGACTATCAGAACACAACAGAAGAAAAGTAAGGGCAGAAAGAAAGTTGGCTTAAAGTTCAAGGTGATATTCCTAGCCTTATTGGTTATCACCCTAACTTTATTCTCTGTAAACAACACAGGCGCACCCTTTAAATCCCCCAATCCAGAGCCAACAAAGGCTACAATGGAGCAGAAGAAGGCTAACAAAGCGTTGGCTAAGAAGATTGCTTGGGTTGGGTATGGTTGGAAAGATAAGGAGTGGGCGTGCCTTGATAAAATCTTTATTAAAGAGGCAAGGTATGACCATTTGGCAAAGAACAGGTCTGGTTCAAGTGCATTTGGAATTGGACAAAGACTTAAAGAAAAAAGCAAAGACCCTATGGTTCAAATATTACACACTTATAAATATATTCAACACAGATATAAAACTCCTTGCTCTGCACAAAGGTGGCATACCCGACACAATTGGTATTAATGTTTGACTTACGGGGTGAACCCGTATTCGTATGTGTATGTGGTTCAAAGATGTGGAATATAAAAGTAATGTGGGATATGGAGACAAGGCAAGTAGGAATGTATTTGTTAGACCAAGTATGTGATGAGTGTGGGGCTGTGGCTACTGCACCAACAGAGATAGATGGGTGTGATTAATGCCAACGTATGAATATAAATGTAATGTATGTGGTGGACAACAAGAGTTAAGCAAGGCGCACGATGATGAAACAATACCTGTATGTTGTAATGAAAGTATGACTAGATTATGGTCTGCTATTCCTACCATCTTTAAGACTGGTGGATTTTATTCTACTGGTGGTTGAGCCTCTGTTGCTTCTGGTAAATCTTCATCACGATATGGTTTAAACCCACCAATCTTATTAATTAATTTCTTTATTGCACGCTTGTTTCTCATACGAGCAGTGTCTTCACTAGGTAATTTCATTTCATCTGCAATTGCTTGGAAGTCCATACTCTCAGAGTAACGCAGGAACAATAACTTCCTATCCTCTTTACCTAACTTCCAAAATCCAGCGTCAATCTCAATCATCATAGCCATCATATTGCCACCTTCAGAGGGTGCAGAAGGGCGAGCAGTGCCACCGAGATTTAATTTATGTGCAAGATTTATCTCACCTCTTAAGACAGAGGGCAACAAGGCTTCAATCATATCTGCTTGGTAAAAGAATAAGTCAGAGGTTTCATATCCACCTGTCTTTGCTTTCCAAGCCTGACAATAATCAAGTGCTTGGTTACGCAGTGAGCGATAGATTAAATTCTTTGCGTCCTTCTCACCTATTGCTTCCCAAGTATCTAGTTTATTTGGGTGCTCAACAAACCACTGATATAGATTTTGTTTTATATCTTGTATATCAATCTTAAACTTAAGTTGATACTCAGAGGCAACAGAGTCTACAATGTAGTCCCATTTCTTTATTCTATCCCATTCAATCACGTTAGTTTTATACCCAATTCTAATGGAAGAAATGTAACTAACTTAGTTGTCTTTGATTTATTTTGGAACTCAGTTGTAGTAGGCAACCACTTATCAACCCATTCTAAATCTTTAACTACTGAGTTAAGAGGGAAAGCCCAGACACCACTAGGTGTAGAGTTTATATACCAAGGTTGGTAGCCCAGAGTTTCTGCAGTTACAACTAGGAAATCAAACTTCTTTCTTTCTAACAACAGAGTATCGTAATGGGTAAGTCTGGACTTAAGTTCAATAAACATTTTGAATTCATTACTAACGCAATCAAATCCATCATATTCATTAGAAGACTTTTCTAAATCAGAATAGTGTCCAACCTTTAACCAATCGAATAACTCTTGTTCCTTCATTCAGTATCCCACTTATGTCTTAAGACAAGCAAGGCTATGATTGAGTAGTTTGCCATATCTTTAAAGGAGTCTTCAAGCGATTCGTATTGTGGTGTTGTGCCTTTGTCGACAAGGTTATTGATACGAGCAAGTTTGTCGTGCATACGCACTCGTAATCCATTGAGAGGTCCACCTGGTGAGTCCGAGATATTTTTCGGACCGTAATCAAGGTGCTTCTTGATGAGTAATTCTTTGAGTTCATCGAATGTTTCGCTGACCGCTATTGCAAACTTGGGTTCGAGAGCAGAGGCACTGTGATTTCTATTATCAATAGTTGGTTCCGTATCTTTGTTGATGTTATATGGAAACCTTGTGTTTCCAAGTGGGTTATAATCTGCCATACTTCTTCATTCCCCATTCTCTTTGTCGCCTTCAGTTAGTAATTGCTGAAGTGATTCGTCAAAATTTTGTAGAGAAGATTTGACTATCATATCCTCAATCAACGTGTCAATTAAGTCATAGCCATTTTCTGCTGCAAAAAGTGTAACATAGGTAGATTGTGCTATATGTCTTATTTGTTCCGTGTTGTCCGAATTATCATAAAGAAATTTAAGTAGAGAACCAAGCATTAATCTATACCCATTAGGGAGAATTAGATAAGGGTCAAAGTCATCGTCATCTTCTAGGGTATGGTCTATTAAATCAAATGAATTTTCAAACTCTTCCCCACACTCGTGACACTTTAGATAGTCTGGGTCAATCGGCTCTATCACTCAAGTCCAGCCTTCTCCCTTATATATCCTGCTCCGAACTTAACGTAGGCTGAGTTGACATCTTCTCCTTCTGGCAGTTGCACAATAGTGACGGGTAGTTCCCTAGCCAATGAGCGTGCGAATTCTGTGCCTGGTTGGTCACCATCTGCAAAGACGAATACTCTTTCAAAGTCTGCAAGTAAGCGAGTGTAATGTTTCTTCCAACTGTTAGCCCCAGGAACACCGACACAGGGGATACCAACGCAAGCAGAGAGAGTAATAGTATCAAGTTCACCTTCGCACACTCCTATAAAATCGTTTGCTTTATCTATATCTAATACGTTATACATCTTGGTATCAGCACCAGTCATACCCATATACTTAGGCTCAACAGCAGGATTAAGAGAGCGAAAACGCAAATCGACTGCACCAGTCTTGGTAATATACGGTATTGAGAGTCTTCCGTGAAACGCTTCGTGTCCAACTTCAGGCTCCACGACTACGCCTAATTGCGCCAGACGTGCCACTTCCAATGGAATGCCTCTGCTTCTTAGGTAATCTTCCGCCTGATAAATGTTTTCCGCGTATCGTGCTGCCGCTTTGTCCAGTAATTCCTTCTGCGATGCGCTCTGCTTCACGTATGTTAACTCCTTCTTGTAGGCTTATGATTTGTAAACTGTTACCTTGCACTCCGCAAGCAAAACAAAAGAATATATTATTATCTAAGTTCGCAGTTCCTGACTGATGTGTGTCAGAATGGAACGGACATTTAAGATTAACTTGTCCGTGAGTTTGTCGTAGCGTTGCCCCATAGTGTAAAAGAATTTCTCTAATGCTTGGTAAATCATTATCGTTTCTTCTCACCGTATCCTGCCTCCTTTAAAAGATTAACTACATCTTCTAGTCTCAACACTACAACCCAATCCTTGATTTTCTCTTCACCTTGACCATTAAGTCTTAAGCAAACTAAGCCAAGTATGCCAGTCTTAGCACGTTCTTTTAATTGCTTGATGGCACTAGATGGATTGAATCCTGTCCGTGCTTTGACCTCCCAATCTATACCAACACAACCAGTTATATCTGTGCCACTACGACCTGCGCCTGTAGATTCTGCATATGGAAATCCATTGAGTGCTAAATACTCAGCCACTACTTTCTGGCTACGATATCCCCTATGTTTACGGGATTGAGATGGCACTAGTATGCACTCTTATCTTTCTTAAGAATGCGAATAGCCCAATCTAATCCTTGGTTAAGACCATCACCCCACTCATCAGTAGGATTAATCTTTGCTTCTTGAATCTTTGTAACAAATTCTTTTATCTCTGCATTAACTTCAAGTAAAACAAGACGACGAATCTCCTGTGTCATATCATCTTCTTCTTCTCTAATCACGCTCACTCCTTAAACTGTTCAACTGGCACTCGCCAGCCTTCAATGTATGAATCATACCATTCGTCAGTCATATAGTCAGTAGGCGCGATGTGTCCGTATACCTCAACTTCAGAGTAATACTCAACATCTAATACCTTCGCTCCGAATATATAGTTGTTAATGTCCTTCTTCCAAAATGGTATAGAAGTCTGAGTCCTTATAGACCTAACCTCATAGTTTGCCCCTACATCAGCCAATGATTTACGCTGAGGGTGAAGGCTATTGGGATACCAAGGCACATTCCAAGACTGATTATATTGTTTGGCTACTGCCCACTCACATACATTTGCTCTTACATTAGAAAGTAATTCGTGTTCTAGTTTTCCATCTGCTTTGCCTTGAGCATAATTAGGTTTATCTGTAGAGCCAAACTTTGCAAGCCATCTCTCCGTCGCAAGCATTGTGCATATTCGCACTTCCTCTTGGCTCAGTTTTACTATCACTAGCCACCGTTCTCAGGTATGTCACTCATAAACATAAACTCAGGATTAAAAGATAACCAACAATTCAAGTTAGCATTTGCATCCGCTCTGCCATATCTATTCTTTACTGGAGCAACAGCCATAGAAGTACCAACGACTCCAAGAGTACAAATAAGAGCGGGAAGTTGGGCGACTTTACCCTGAAGAGCCGAGCGAGGTTGACAAGGAGTACCAAGTACAGCCTCAGAAGTATGGTGCAGAATAATGATAGCAGCGTTAGTAGCACGAGCAAGGTATTTTAACTCCTTCATAATAGCCCTCATAGACGCGAACTCTTCGCCTCCATCTGTTGCAATATCCATAAGGTTATCCACAAAGATTGCTACAGGTGGGCAACCCCATAGTTCTTCAAAGGCTTGGACTTCTTCATCTATATCTTGCAGTGTAGGACTAGATTCAAATGACCAAACAATATGAGCACCCTTTGCTAACACAGCACGAGTCCAACCTTGGTCAGTATTCATCAACTCTTCTACATCAGTTTGATTCTTACCTGAAATCATTGAGGCTAATCGCATAGCCATAGTGTGAGCATTAGTGTCAGCAGATATGTATAGACTAGGCACCTTCATATTTAATGCCAAGGCTAAAGCAAGAGTTGACTTACCTACACCTGGAGTTCCAGCAAGCATAGATACTTCTGCTCTGCGAAATATAATCTTGTTGCTTTCAAACGTTTTAAATACAGAAGGTAATGGTTCTCCACCAATATCTTTTCTACCTACGCTACGTACAAGTGTTCTCACTTTTGCCTTTTCTAAAATTAATTGGATATTCTGGATATAGTTTTTTAATACTATTACTCATTTGTCTTGTTGACCAGTTATGTAAACCACATACAAACTTAAAATATAGTTTCATTACATACCCAATAACATCATAATAAAAGCAAGTACTTGTTGTATTTCTAAGTAAAATAACATTAACATTTCAATCATTTAAAACCCCTGTCTTAAGTTGGAAGAGGGATAACTAATCCCCTTATGAAAATTACCCCTCTACCAATTCCTATTGTAGTTCTTGTTGAATTAGTTTGCTGGTTTGCACTGCTCTGGTCCCTGTGGTAGCGGGCAAGACCAAAATGCGTAAGGCTTTCCCGTTGTCTTGCTCACTCCACTGCGATGTGTTCGCGGTCCGTGTATACAAGTCGGGGTTGAGAGACCTCCCATAGCGGATGGAGCCGATTGCTGGGCGGTTGTTGAGGTAGGAGGTTGCGCTGTGCCTACTGTTGAACCAGTGGTCCCCAAAGGGGCTGCAGTGTAAGCACCTTGAATTAACTTTCCAGTTGCTGCAATCTGTGTAGAGTAATCACTCACACCTTCAAGCAACACTGATAGTTCTTCAGAAGTATTTGCACGTATATTAATTAAGTCTCCAGATGGAGTTTTATAAGAGACTTGTAGTTTCCAGTCTTCGTTTGCCATTTATTTATCCTTCGTGAATTGGCAGTGTTCTGTAAGTCCACAGTAACTGCACGATTGTAGGTTCGGTAGAAATATACCAGCCTTGCGAGCCTTATCAAAGCCTGACACAAAATATTCTAATGTGTCTAGCGTATATCTACTAAGGTCAATCATTTCCCCTGTCCCTGACTCACGAGACATCCAGTAATTACCTAGATTGACTTTAACACCAAGCATCTCTTCTACACCGACTTTATAAAAGCCTAACTGTAAATCAGATACTGGCTTACGAGAGGAAGTTTTCAAGTCGACAATCACAAGTTGTCCGTTAACTTCAAATATCCTATCAATAAACATCTTCACTGGAACATCAGCAATGATGGGATTTAACTCCAACTCAATAGCCCGAACACCTTGAGGGGTAGTCCAGATTTTCCAGTCTTTATTATTCTTGCGCCAAGAGATGTAGTTATCTACCCACTTGGAACCCTGTGTATTCCACCAAACAGCATCTTCCTTATTCGGATTCGCAATCGTTGAACGACCAGCAACACGAGCAATTGAGAAATCTAATCCTTCAGTTTCTTTAGCCCAAGCCTTGTCCCATAGTTCATTCATTTTCTAGGTCATACAATTCTGTCGCATAGTGAAAGGCTCTGCCACCAGCAGACCACACTGAGGGTTCTTCTTCTAACTTCAGTAATCTTCCTAAGTAATACTGATAACCACAAGTCAGATAAGTTGTAAATGCTGAATAAGATATATGTGCTGGAAGTTCATATCCATCAAGTTTAAGCATAGTTTCTCCTGTCTATTGAATTAGATAACCCTCCTACGGAGGACAGGAGAGTACTCAACATAAGAGAGTTATCTAAATTTATTTATATTTAGTTATATATATTACCCTGTCGGGTAATTAGAATTAGGAAAGCCCCCCCTACCCCCCCATAAAAATATGAGTAGGTAGAGAAGACATAACCCTGTCGGTATAACCGTCACTGAGGTTTCGCCCCCACCATTGCTGGTAGATGTATCTTAACACACAACACTGACATAGAAGGTAGGCAGACACGCTAATTAAAAACGTGATAATGAACGACAAAAGACCCCCTTCCCAGTATCTCTACTAGGTCGGGGGTTCTTTGTGTCTTAAAAGGGCGTTTAAAGCCCGATTTGGGCTATATAACTACTCGCTTCCGCGACCAAACTCTGATGCTGATGGGTCTAACCATTTCAATAGAGGTCCTGCAACACCTGCCAGTGCTGCTGCACCTAATTGCTTAGGGTCAGTAACGCCAGTTACATATAGTGCAACTGTTGCTGCTGCTGCTGCTCGGAACCAAGATATTACTATTTGCTTGAACTTTGGGTTCATTTATTACTCCTTTACTTATCTCCCTTATGAACCTTGCAACAGGTACATACTGGAAGTTTGTATGCTTTCTTTGCTGGGGCTGTACCAAATGAAGCAATCAAAGTGTTAATTGCTTTAGGTTGATTCATCCACCAGAACCAAGGTGATGTGTCATTCCCTGACCCATCATTTATTGATATATGAAGATGTTTATTATGTTGATTGCTGCCAGTGTAGGTACGGTTGCCCTCGTTAGCCTTTTCTTTAGACCAAATCTTTCCCTGAAATATTAGGTACTTAACCCTTGCATCTTCTTTTAACTTCTCAAATATTTCAACACAATCAATGCCATTCTTAGGGTCGTGAGTTAAATCAACTGCATACCCTGTGTTGTGGTCAGAGGTTGGGCTTGCTTTTAGATGAGCAGCAGATGGTAGTAAACCATCCGATAATTTTTTTCTTGTTGGTTTAATTGCTGTTGCTTGACGTAGTACTGCTATTGCAGCAGGTGTTGCTTTCTTTATTAGTTTACTCATTTTTTCCTTATCCATATCTGCCATCCCTTACGGAATATTTCTATTTCGTTCTTGTGCTTTTCTAGCCACGCATCTATTGCTGGTTTAGGATTCTTGTCTGTGCCATCTGGGTGGTCCCATTCATAATCATCAAATGCCATAATGCCACCAGACTTAAGTAAGTCCCAAGATAGGTCAGCATCTAAAGTAACTGATTCTGGTAAGTGGTCTCCATCAATATAAATAAAATCATATTTAAGTTCACGATGAGCCTTTAACCAGTCACCACTGAATGCTTTATGTGTCTGAAGTTTCTTACCATAAGAAGCAGTCTGTTCTTTATAGGCTTCTTGTATATCATCCCAGTCATAGATTGATTCGTGAGGTAAGTTGCCACACCAAGGGTCTATGTCTACAAGTAAAGATGATGGGTCTGTAAGTATATTTTGTAATAACCATACAGATGCGTTGCCAGTAAAGACACCTATCTGCAAGAACTTAAGATTCTTCTTACCTTTAAACTCTACTAATCCATTCTCAAAATCTTGGACTGTAGCATTATCATAAAACCATTTTGGAAAGTTATCCGCTTTACTCATTATCTTCTTTAGGATTTCGTAGTCGGTAAGTAACCGCCCAGGCGATTAAAGTTGCAATGATTGCATAGCCAACTACTGTCTTTGCTGAACCATCAAGTACAACCCAGGCAATAAACATACCTAGTACTGTCCATAATTGTTCAATCATATCTCTTAATATTTTCAAGGTTTTCTCCTTCTTATTGACTTAGGCTTATCGTTACCAGCCATAGGTCCACCAGCAGGGGAACTTGGCGTTGATGTTCTAGTTGCAGTACCTGCTGCCATACCCGCTGCATTGATAGCAGCCTGACCAGCGATAACAGATGCAACAATAATTTCTTCTGATTCTTTTCTTTCTTCATCGGACATATCAGCACCTATATTTGCTACGGCTGTTAAGACTTGTCCTGGGTCATCAAAGATTGCACTTACTAATTCAGCAGGTGAATCGAATACTTGTAATGCAATAGCAACTTCTGCAGTAATAACAACTGCGTTACCATCTTCATCAGTACGAACTTCTACTGGAGTCTCAGATGGCAAGTCTTCAAGAGTAAGACCTGCTTCTTGTATATCTTCAGCAGTTATGGCTTCACCATCTGCTGATTCAATGATTGCTTCTACTGCTGCTTCTACTTCTTCAGGTGTCGAATCTTCAGTAACTACAGGAGGTGCTTCCTCAACTGGAGTGGGTGGTTCTTCTGCTTCAGCAGGTGCTTCCTCTTCAGGAGCAGGAGGCTCTTCTACTGGAGGAGGTTCTTCAGGTTCTACAGGAGGCTCTGGTGCCTCTGTAACAGGCTCTTCTATAACTGCGGGTGGTTCTTCAACAGGTGGAGGAGGCTCTGGTTGGTAATCAATAAATATAGGTGGTGCCACAGGTTCAGGTGCTGGCTCAGGTATTGGTTCTGGCTCAGGTGCTGGAGTAGGTTCAGGCTCAACAGCAGGAAGATTAATTAAATTACTATTTAAAGTATAAGTTCCAATAGGTCTTTGACCTGCAACTATGTAGTCGTATGATGTAGCACGAATAGTATAAGTACCTGTATCTAATGTACCTACAAGTTTAGATGCATAATAATTAGTTTGAGTATTATGATTACTGTCATCGTCTTGTCTAAGAACTACTTCACCTTGGCGTAATTGTAACCAAGAATCTACCCATTCAACACGTTCTGCTACTGCACCATCAGGTGTTTGTTCAAATCTAGGACCTGTGGTTGTTTCAATAAAATATTCAGTAGGTCCATTGACCTCTACTACTGTATCTACATAAGCAATATCTGGAGTTAATTCAATAAGTACTTCATCAGCATAGGCTAATTGTGGTATTAAAAGTAAACTAATCCCTATCAGAAAGGAGTAGATAAATTTGGTCAACGCGGGCTTCCAATCTATTGACTTGGTCTTTTACCGAACTGCCCCCGTTTGGTTTTAATTCTTCAAGATAATGTTTCACTAACCATCTAATTGAACCAGCAAAACTGGCTACGATAGTTGCTACTGCGACGGCTAATCCAGCCCACTCTTGACTACTCATTATACTGTCCTAATCGTAATCTCAATTACGCCTCCAAAGCCATCAAACCTTTTATCAGGCGGTGTCATACGAGTAAATGAGATTTGCTCAATAACTACTTGGCGACTTTCGCCAGTGGTCAGGTCTTGCCAGGTGACGACATCGCCACCCTCTTCAACATTTTCTAGCAGTTGTAATCTTGATAGTGCTTTACCTTCATAGCCAGACACCACATTGTATCTATCTGTTTCAATATCAAAGCAGTAAACAGGAAATCTCATAACTCTCTGACGAGGTGTAGCAATAGTAGCCTTTGCTTGGTATCCCTTAAATATAGGACCTGCGCTAGTAGTTGTAGTATCACGATTAAGAACAAATTTATAGGCTACATACTCTTGTGCTGTATCAGGATTAGATGTACCTACTTCAACTGCAGTTACTCCTGCTTCATAAGTGATATGGTCATACTCAATACCATCTTTATCCACAGTTTCAAGAGTTAATGAACCGTAATCAAAGTTACCACGAGCAAGTAAACGCTTAAAGTTCTTAGGCTCTAATGTTCCATAGCGGATGTAACCAGTAGTGATATATCCAGTAGAGGCTAGTGTTGCACTTGCTTCAATATTAATGCTACCCACCTTGTTAACCTTACCAACAGGTGATACGGCAGTAGATGCTACGTTAGAGGCAGTCTTAGCATAGGTAAATGTAGTAGTAGTTGGCACTCCAGTAACTGTGTGCTTGCCATTAAATGTAGAGTCAACACCTTCTATCCATACCTGGTCATCAACGGCTAGGCCGTGTACTGCAGATGTGGTTAAGGTTGCTACGTTAGATGTGAGTGCTTTGTTGCTTACTGAACCAGCATTAACTGCTGTAGTAGCAAATACTAATCGGTCTGTTATACCAGCAAATGCACAAGTTGTTGTGCTATATCCTGATGTACCACTTACATATAAGTCATTAGCATAAGCAAAGCGTAAAGTTTCTATCTCATTACCAAGGTCAATACGGAGAACTCCTGCTGCTCCATCTACGCCAGTTGCACACCAGATGAATCTGTCTCGTGCAGCAAAGTCATAGCAAGGCTGAGTGGTTTCCACAATAAGTGGACCATAGTTAATGGAGCCGTCTTGGTCTGAGACAACTGCTGCACGGATTCCTTTGTTAGTACCTATCATCATATAACCTAGGTAGTAATAAATCTTATGGATAATTTCTCCAACTGGCATCTCTGCTGCAGTAATAGCAGTAGTAAGAGTTGGCATAACACCAGAAGTATTTAAAGTAAATTTAAATATGCTTGACTGGGTTCCACTGTAGCCTGCTACATATATGGCTGGACCAGAAGCGGTAATGCTTGAGAATACAATATCAGTATCGCTGTGTGTGTATACGGGAGTTGGAAGGGCAGATGCTGATGATGATATTTCATATATCTTATTGTTGATTGTCATAACAATGCGGTCTTTGACGTACTCCATTGACGCATTAGTTACAGTAATACCATTGTCGCTAATCATAAGAACATCGCCAGTACCAGCAACGCCAGTTAATAACTTCTTATATACTCGTAATCTTGGAGTGCCAGTATTTAAAACATTGGTAATCCAGTAAGCATAGGTGCCATCATCACATATAGCGTTAACTGCATAGTCAGTTCCACTATTGTAATCAATAAAATGCGTAACAGTTCCATCTTCTGCAATCTTATCTACATCATACTCATCCCATAATAGGACTCCATTAGTTGTACCATATTGGATTGAGCGAGCAATTTGGAATGGTCTACCTTCTGTCTGTATTGGACCAGATGTATAGTGTGTAGAAGTGGTGTCTTTAAGTAAGGTTACTTGTCCCTTAGTCCAAACATTGACACCCTTGCTATCTGTAAATCTATAGTCAATAGTCTCACCAGCAGATGGGTCATAGAACTTTATACCTGAACCTGAGTGGAATGATGACTGAGAACGTAACCACCAACCAGTAAGTGATTGCTCACCTGGCTCCTTACCATTATCAAACTGGTCCTTCTTATAAGGTGCAGTCTGTCTAATGTATGGGCGTGCATCATTTATGGCATAGAAGAATGGTTGTCCACCAACTGCTACATCATATGAGTCAGATGTATTTTGCCAGTATGTACTTGTAGATACGATACCAACATCAACAGCAATGGCACGTTCTGCACGACCTTCGGTTATATCACGACCAGCCACAGTGCTCCTTAATTAAGAAAGTAAAAGTTTTGCTTGCTCTTCTGTAATACCTAGTTGTGCTAGTAGTGCTGCTTTGGCAGCAGCCTTTGTTTCGGCTTCGGCTTTGGCAGTTACTTGCGCTGCCTGTTCTGCTTCATATTTTGCAAACTCAGCATTAGTCATTTCTCTATCAATGACTTCATTTGTTTCTGTATTGTGAATTCTAACCATTGGTTTACTCATTATTTAACTCCATATACTTTAACTGTTCCTGCACTAAAAGTTCCACTACTAGGAGAAAAAACTAAAGATGTAATTGCACTATTTGACCTGTAAAATCCACCACCCCAGTCCATTGCATTTCTATCTGAACCATCTAAATATCCAAAAATTGAAAGAATAGTTTTATATGAACTTGTTGAATTTATGTTATAAATGTTGTATGTATAAACATTATTGGTATTGCCTGATTTACAACTGTGTGATGTATACCGTTGAGCACTATATCCATCAACTTGCACCCCATCAGTATAATTTAAGTATTGAATAGATTGAGTCAAATTTGTATCGCCATTGATTGCTAATCTAAAGGCATCACTAGCACTTTGATTAACCCCTGTTACTTGCACAAATAGATTTTCATAACCTGTTGCTGATACTGATATAGTGGTAGATGCACCTGACAATGTAGTTGTTGACAACAAAGTCATACCACCCGCAGCAGGGGCAGCCCACTTAACTCCTGTAGCAGTACTACTATCAGCAGTTAATACCTGGTCATTAGTACCTACTCCTAGTACTGCGGCATCATTAGTGGCACTACCTACAACAAGGTCTCCCTTGGCTGCTGGTGCTACCGAACTAGCCGTTGCTTTAGTTATTGGCATTAGTTACCTCCTAGTAGGATTCTTGCTTCTTCTTCTGTGATACCAAGACGGTTTAGTAGTGCTTGGCGTTGTGCTGCTTTTGCTTCGGCTTCGGCTTGCTTTAATGCCTTTGCTCGTGTTTCGGCTTCGCGGTCAGTTAAAATTTGTTGTAAAACTTTACCAGTCGCTTCAATTTTTTCTTGATTTTCTTGTATGTATATTTTTTCCATTATGAGTTCGCCAATCCATATACTCTAATTGCGCCAGTTGCTGTGCCTGATGATGGGTAGAAGGTAAAACCATCAAAAGATGTAGTTGCATTAAAAATGTTTGAACCAGGCATATAATCAACAGCACTTTCGCCATTACTATAGCCGCTAAATGTTCCCGCGGTTTTATTACTGGTCTGAGGATTGAAAAAATACATATAACCACCATTTGCTTGTGCGGTTTGGTCCATAATTTCCCACGCTGTTCCAGTTACTCTGTAACCACCAAGGCTAGTGTTTGTTGCTATAAACCTTTGAGTGCAATAATTACTGTTAGTATCATCTGAACCACTGGCTCTTAATCTTATTTTAGTAGAATTACCAGCAGTACCAACCCAATCAATAAGGACAAGATAATTGCGATAAGTTGATGTAAAAACATTGTTAAAACTTACACTTGATACTGCGGAAAAAGTTTCTGCCGCTATAAAAGTCATACCAGCACCACTAGCAGCCCATTTAAGACCAGTAGCCTCTGCACTATCAGCAGTAAGGACTGTGTTGTTAGCACCTACACCAAGTCTGGCAACTGTATCAGCAGCAGTGGCTGCAATGATGTCACCCTTAGCATCTACAATAGTAGGATTGATTGCAGAGCCAGATGTAATGTAGTCAGCGTGTGTATGAGGACCAGTACCTATAGGATACCAAACATTGTCTGTTGAGTCCCATACATACCCTGGTCTAGGTGTATTAGATATAGTTGCCATTAGTGTCCTTACTTAGTTAGTGCTGCAATTTCCTCGGCTGTTAGACCAAGGGCTGCTAACTTTGCGTTAGCGGATTCTTTTGCTGCTGCCTTTGCTGCAGCCTCTGCCTCTTCTTGAGCCTTCTGTACTGCATACTCTGCAGCCATAGCCTCACGCTCTGCGATTTCCTCAGCCGTTAATGCAATCTCTTGCACCTCACCTGTTGAGCAATCTACTACGATTTTGTTAGTCATTTTATTTTCTCCTTATGCGTTAGATATTCCATATAGATAAGCGGTTGAGTATTGTGTAAAATCACTAGCGCTATTGTTAGTTAGTTTAATTGCAGTAATAGCGGAAGTATCAGACCAAAGACCTGCAACAAAACCCAAATTTGTACCAACAAAGTTACCTTCAATTACAGTATCGGTTGAATAAGATTTGTAATTTGAACTGG